AACCTCATTGGACTGAGATCCTTGACTGACGCCAATGTTTTCAGTAGTTCCATCATCTTTTTTAAGCGTGATTGAGAAATCATTTCCAATGTTGAAGTCAACATCCTGAGAAAGCGTCAAAACAAGTCCGGACTGATCAACTTCCAAGACTTCTCCATCTGTTGTGCCAACTCGAGTGCCTTTGACAATCGAGATCATCTCATTTGGTTTAGCATATCTGCCCTCTCCGGTGACAGTAACATCAACAGCCTCTTTGGCATTCTTGATCTTTTGAAATTCACGCAGAGCTCTGATGGTTGCTTGGTTCTCATTGGCAATGCCAGGGATGTTGAAAACTTTTGGATTCAAAGCTGATCTGTCTTCTGGTAGATATATTGTCTGGGTGATGCCTAGATCATAATCATTCCAGTTAAACTCAACACCGTCATTGATCCGGCTTTGGTTGAATTGTCTAGTATATTTCTCAGCATTTGGCTTCTTGCTTCTGTGAGTGAATAGCAATGCAGGAACTGATTGAGGCTTCTCAAATTGAGCCTTGATGACAACCGATTCCCTAAAAGCAATGCAGTTAATGGCATCAAACATGATGCGCGCATATTCTTGAAAAGTCGTGTTTGTACTATCAAAGGTATAGTCCATCTGAAGCAATTCAGCCCTGCTGAAATAACTCACAATTTCTGACTCAATGGCAAGGATTCCATCAGCATCAATGTCATCAAGCTCAAGATTGCCAATCACCGGATCAATTGCATCAGTGATGAATGACTGAACAGCTGATCTATTGGCTGTAAGATCAAGAGCAAAGTTTCCATTGCCTTCATATACATTTAGCATTTCTGTTGCAAAGCAGTTCAGCTGACGCTCTTTGATTGCCGTTGCAAATTGATTAGCCCTGGTGAGCGTTTGAATCAGTGTGACATCACCAAAGTCATCCTGAGTCTCAAGCTTTAAGCCATAAACATCCTCCAACTTAATCTCATCAACATAGACAGTGTTGGCCGCTGTGCCTCGAGGAGTAAGCCGCTTTGCTCTCATCCGGAATCTTGTTGGATAAGGGAGAGCGTATTGAGTTGTCTTGCCTTTTGGCTTTTGATCAGCTCCAGATATTGAGTCACTAAAAATATCTACAATACCAGAAGGATTGTTGTCAGCGTCAACCGGCTCAACTTGAAACTGATAATTAACAGTTCTCTGAAGGAGATCAGAGGCTCCAGTGTCTCGATACATGCCAGAAGGCGCAACAACATTGAAGATGGCAGTTTCAAAAAGATCAGCCGTTTGGTAGATCCAATCCGTGAATTCCTGAGCTCCGGCAATCTTCATGATACCTGACACACCGGCCCCGTCTTCGTTATTTGCAACAGGAGCATCTGATCCATCAGAAGTCCGGATATTAAAAAAGGTTACAGTCGGAACAAAGACAAGCTCTGTGATGATGTAAAGGCCAGAAACGTCAACATTGCCAACACCAGTGACATTGGCAATTGCATTCTCAAGCTCAATCTCAGCTCCTTCAATGTAAGCCGCAGGAAGCTCAGCATTAATTGCCATAAGCATATTGTCAGGGCCGCCATCAGGAGTGAAGATGTTGAAAATCAACTCACTGACATTGACAGAAGTGTCTTGCAGCTCAGTTGAGAGCAGAATTCCATTGGCCTGATTGGATCTATATGCTGAATAAATAGGCTCTGACTGATGATTATTGATTGAGATGTCAGGATTTCCGATGGTTGGAGAATTAAACGGAAAATAGATGCCCGCTGTTGATCCTGAAATCAACTCAATTGGCGTGTCTCCGTCCTGCAGATCATCAATCTGAAGCTGTTTTCTTCCTACGCAATAGAGGCCGTGCTCAACTTCCTGATTGTTCAAGTATGTTGAATATGGTGCAGCAGCAAGATCAGGAACAGATTTCACTCTCCCTTTAATATCAGGGATTCTTTCAAGTGGACGCGCTTTGTTGGAGCGGCTTGATAGCTGGTTGTTTGGTGATTCTTGATTTCTAGCAACATTTTGAGGAAGCTCAGGGTCTGGAGCCAAAGCAATGACCGCAACAGCTGCAACAATACTGATGATGATTGCTGCAATCTCAATTCCAGTGCCAGCAGTTTCAACAACAGTGAAGTCACCTTCTTTGGCTGCCATCATCCGGGCAATGTCATCAGTGATCTCATTCTCATGACATGGTATTCCTTCATAAACACTGAAAGGAATGGCTGATCCGGCGTCATAGCGGTCAAAATATCGCTCAGCAACAAACTCACCAACTGAGCCATCATGCTCAATCTCTTGAAATTCTCTGTTGAGAAGTCCGTCTTGTGTAAAAAGGATTATTTTTGCCAAAATTCAACGATCCTGAAGCCTCTTGAGGCCTCTGCAATTGACTGATAGCTTACCATGCCAACCGGCTTGGATGAATGCAGGATCTTTCCTTGATGATAGATTCCGCAATGAAAATCAAATCCAAATTTTGTAGGACGCTTGAACACAGCAACACAGAGCTCAACTGGATTTGCAATCTGATGGAAGCCATGATCACCGGATGCAAAAGCTGCTGTGAATGTTGCAGCAATATCCTTTGGATTGTCAGTCTTGCTGACAAATTCAGGGATCTCATCTCCAAACAAATCAGCATAAACCTTTGCAACCAAAGCCCAGCAATTGAGACCTTTCCGGTTGTGTAGGTCATATTTGATGCCAATATATTGAGCCAAATTCACTGGAATGCTCTCAACATTGGAAAAACATCATAGTCATAGATTTTGCCGGTCTTCTGCCAGTTCAGTTGCTTGGCTCCAACTCTGACAGTGAATGCACCAACACCCTGAGACACATCAAAGACCTCCAATTTGAATGGCCCATAGCCAACGCCAGAAAAATCATCTGAGTTGTAAGCCCGATATATAAAAGTGATGTTTTCATTGTTGCTCAATGGGATCCGCTCAAGCTCATCATCCAAAACATTGTCCAGGTCAGCAATTGTGATCTCAAAGTTTTGGTCAAGGTCATTTTTGATGGAGCTGAGAGTCACTTCAAAATTTGTCGGAGTGTATGTCTTTTCAATGCCATTCTCATCAAATGCAATAACTTCAACGGTCTCATCTGTCAGAAAATAGGTCTGAGAGAAGTCCGGATGTGAGATCTCAAGCGTTTGAATTATATATAGATCTTTTGGATATGTTGTCAGGATATACCTGAGCTTTTCTTCAGGAGTCATCAGAATACTGCTGGCAAGTGTTCAAGTGTAAACTCAGCAAGAGCATCAAGCAGCCCAGAAAGATCATCACCGTACTCCTCATATAAATCATAGAAAGAGCCGTCTGAAAACTGAACAGGCGTTGATTCTGCAATGATGACAAAGGTGACAATCCATCGAGGATCACCCTCACCGCCCCAGTTGATTGATCCAGGCTCGATCTGACAAACATGAGGCTCAATGCCTCTGCCAGAATCAAGATTCATGTTGAATTTGTCAGCTCCACCATTGATCTTGCCATAGTACCAATCAGTGAAGGCGAATTTTTCATTTCTACCTCCAACGATAGCTATCTGAAAAGGCACAGTCCCTGTCTTGAAGCGTTTCCGCTGAAGTGGATTGCCGCCTTGGACTTCAGTGCTGATCAGATTGTTGGCACCCCCGAAACTATAGCCCTGATTGACAACAGGCTTGAGAAAACTTGGAAAGTCAGCCATCTATAGAATCCTTTGAGATTTTCTTGTTTGATTAAAGGCTTTATTGAAGCCGGAGTTTGCTTGGACAACCTCTTCTTTGAGAACCTCTTTGATTGTGATGATTAAATCACCATCTTGATTCACTTGTCTGTCAGTGCTGTCAACTCTGCCTGATGTCTGATTAATTATTGTGACATTGCCCATTCCTCCAGATCCAGAAAGCAGATCTCTTGAGTCACTATTGCTGGCAATTCTACCGCCGGAGTTAAATTGGACAATCTCAGCGCCATTCTCACCGACAAGGAAAGGCTGATTTGCAGCAAACTGGCCTCCCTGGGCTCTAGCTGGGAGCCTAGCAGATGCAATGGATGAAACAACACCGCCAAGAGCAGCGGTCACTGCAGCAATATTGGCAAACTTTTGAGCCGGAGTCAGAGCTGTTGGATCAGCTGCAGCCTGAACAACAGCAGCATTCAAGTTCAGCAATGAGTTGGCAATGGCAAAGCCTTTGGACAATGCAAAGAGTGTCTTGAATCGGCTTGAGCGTCTGTCACCAAATGAAGCCTCAAGCTGAGCAAGGCTTTCAAACAGGTCAGCAGTTGAGCTGACAATCATCATAGTGTTGGCTTGCTGTAAGTCAGAACGCTGACGGATTGCCTCTTCAGTGATGGCCGTCTTTGCATCTTCATATTGCTGCTGATTGAAAAGATCTTCCTGTCTGAATTGCTCAAGCGTTGCCAGTCTTTCAGTCTCAAGACGGTTGATCTGTTCAACTGGTGACTCACCAAG